GCAGGAACAGACATGAAAGAAGCACAGTCCTATTTTGGAAAGATGAGAAACATGACCGACATTCAGAGATTCAGAAGCTTACGACCCAACACACCACAGAAATCAACAGTTACATTCACAGCACAATCAGGAGTACCAATAGAAGACAAACCAGGAAGCTCGAAGAACGCACAAGCAGCAGATGAGAAGAGTGAATTTAACTACCATGTACTCAAGAACAATGTTTGCACACTAGCACTCATGGGAGCAGACGGAAAGATTAGACGAGTACAAGGAGTATTTCTCTTCGGTAAAGTAATGCTTACTGTACAACATGCAATTCAGCACCAATGGAACAAGAGAGAATTAGTTATCGAACAGAGAACAGCAGTTTACAGAGCACCATTCGAATGCCTCACATTCGCCCACGCACAAGAACAAGATTGGTCACTGATCCTAGTTGACCTACCACAAATGCAAGAACACAGAAACATTTTGAAACACTTCGTTACAGATGAAGACGTCAGCACCAAACAAATTGGACGTTACATCTGTTCTTACGGAATGGAGAAAGATACATTTGTGCAGACCACATACACAGATTTCAGATGGGAAGGCAAAATTGTCAGATACAACTTACCAAACTCAGATGTAAAGATATTTTGCGCCGACTCATTTGTTGTCACAGGACCAAACAAATCAGGAGATTGCGGACGCGTGTACGAGGTCATGAACACACATTGGGAACGATGTTTGTTAGGACCACATATTTGCGGAGGCAATGGAGAAGGAAACGGAGCACTCACGACACAGGAATCACTCAAGAGAGGAATCAAAGCCCTCTTTGACAAGTACACAGAGAAACAAGAGACAACAACAGGAGCACCACCACCGAAAGAAGCACAAGTTTCACAGCCTGTTGTTCCAGACATCACATTGAAGCCCTATGACATTGAGAAAAGCAAAGTGAAAATTGACCCAACAATACTCAAGGACGGAGTAGAAATACTCGGACTTCTTGAACCCTCAGCACCAGACAGAACCAATTCACAGATCAAGAAATCCCCTTTTTACGAACGATTTATCTCACCCATTGAGATACCAGCATGCCTTGCACCCAAAATGAATCCAGACGGAACTTGGGTAGACCCATTACCAGGCATGTTTGAGAAAAGCAACAGACCATATCACGACGAATCAGACCACGACTTACTCATTGAAATTGCAGCAACACTTGTTGACGAACTCCCACGACTACAGGAGGAGCGCGTTTGGACAATTCACGAAGCAATCAATGGGGTGAGAGGAACCAATTACTCAGCACCAATCAAACGAAACACATCACGAGGAATCCCACTTCTTTTCTGTGAAGGCGTGTCTAAAGGAAAGACAAGCTTCATAGTCATGATTGACGATTCAGACGAGTATCACGCAATACAGATGTTGGAAGACATGGTACATGAGAGAATTGAAACATATTCTATCAATACTGATTTTTCCAACTGGGACAAAGTATCACCAGGAATGACACAGAAGAAACACGACATCATCAAGACAATTTGGAACGACAACAAGAAAGATGAAAGACTACCACAACGAAAGATCTTTGTGATCGATGGAGATGACCAAATCCATTGGATATGTGACACCAGACTCATGTCCACAGCACCACTCGACTTATTGATCACAATGCGCATGTTCTTCGGAGCATTCGTAGAAAACATGGAATCAGCACACAATTTCAGCTACTGTGCACTTGGAATCAACCCACATTCATGGGAATGGGGACATATCATTAAACGACTACAGAAATTCGGACTTGATGCAGGACTACTACAAGGAGACTTTAAGAAATTTGACGCATCAATTGCATGGATTCTCTGCTACTGCGTTTACATGATGATCAACCAATGGTACAGAAGCGGAACGAACTTTGAAGAACGAGATGAAACGATCAGGATGAATATTTTGAGAGATTGCCACAATGCAGTTCATGTCCTATTGAACTTGGTTTACATGTGCAAACTTGGAAACCCCAGCGGCAAC